ACATCATTATCAAAAGATGTGTCTCTTTGAACAATTGCTATTTTATTTCCCTCTATATAATATCCATATTCCTTTGAATCAGCCATTTTTATTCTCCATCTGCATCTTTAATTAACGGATTGTATAATAATCTAGGAATGCTTCTATATTCATCTTTACTATTAAAATGATTTTTAACTCTAACATCTTTTAACTGTAAAGCTTCATTGGGTATATTGTATAACCTTTGATTTTCAGTAATGTCTTGTTTAGATGTTTTGATATGAGTTTCTGAAATTAAATTAATTTCTTCTAATCCATCTTTAATATAAGCAACAGCTCTACCTGTTTCTGTCATTCCAGACCTTTCCATTATTTGTTTAATAGTCATAATAACTCCTATAATTCTATTATTGCATACTCTACTGCTTGAGTGCCACTGCTTGAATCGCCCCATAAAGCTGTTAATGCAGAAGTTTTTAATATAGTAGATTCACCACCATATAATCTACATAAACTATCATCTGCAGTATTTTGAGTATGCTGTATATCTACATACTTAGCATTATCAGTTCCTAAGTTTTTTACAAAAACCCACCCATATGTTCCTACATCTAAGTCTGTTAGTTGAGTCCCTGCTTCAGCAACGTCTACAATACCTGTACTCCAAGCATCTCCAGTCATATCATCCATGAAAGATTCACTTCTTGTAAACTTAGCACCATTCTTTTCAGCTGTAATAGAGACACTTATTTTTATTTCATTTGCCATTATTTATCTCCTTTTGGTTTTTGGCTTTGTTGTTGTATGTTACCCATTAAAGCAAATGCATCAGAATAATCTTTTATTAATGCAGAATATCTATTAGCAACCCATTCATATCTTTTAGTTGCTTTTGTAATCACTTCATATTGATAACGTTGTATTTCTTTTGTAACTTCTTTTTCATAATTAATAACTTGCTGAGAAAATACCTGTATTTCTCTTGTTGTTTTTTCATTTTTGCTTCTAGTATTTTCTACAGCTACTTGCAATTCAGCTTGAAATTTAATGTTCGCTTCTTCAAATTTTGCTTTTTCTTTTTCTAAATTTGCTCCAAATTCTTTCATTTTGCCATCAATTTCACTCATTCTTGATGCTAGCATTTCACTATCTTCTTCTGAAGAAATCCAATTATTTGTATCCACCCAATCTAAATAGCTCATTTGAGGTGAATTAAATTCAGGAACAGTTAAATGATTCATGTCTGTTAAATGTTCTAAATTTACAGGTAGTCCAGGAACATCAGGTAATGTCATAACACCCATCGTTTCTTCTATTGTTGTTAAATGCCTAAATAGCACTTTTATTGCACCATATTGTACTAATAAATGTTCATACTCATAGGGAAAGTAATCTATTTCTTCTGAACCATAACTTAAACTATCATCGTATTTTATTTGAGTTATATCTATATATTCCGAAGAACTTGGCTCTGGTAATACATTTATTTTTCCATTTAATATATAATAACCTGGATTGATTGCAGATCTATAATACAAACTACTTACATCAGTTGCATCATATCTATTATTGGGGTCTATTATTCCTGCTCTACGTAATTTATTAGTAGAACCATCTAGTTGATTTCTCATTACTGATATTATTTTTCCTGTAACAACTAAATCATTATTTTTATCTGATATAGTAGAATCAGTAAATTTAACTATTTCTCCAGGACTAATAGTTGTAATTCTATTAACTATTTCTCTTACACCATCTTTTAACCATTGGGTAATCTTATCTTCATCACCTGTGGTATTTATCTTTGTAAGACTTTCTATCTGTGTTTTAAATGTTGCCAATTTCCTTCCTCTCTAAGGGTTGACATCCCGTGAACGAGATTGTTATTGTTAAATTTGGGAACTGCGACTACAGGGAGGGGAAGCTCTCCGCAGCCACAGCCCCAAATGTTACTACATACCTGCTATGATTGAATCTACGGCAGCTGAAGGTATAACTAAGACCCTTACAGTTCCTGAGCCTAGATTTACTGCATCACCACTACTACTTGCTACTACTGAAACAGTATTAGCTGCAGTAACATCTGCAGTGAGTTGTAAATCTGCTACATCAAGACTGTGACTTACCATAACTATATCGCCTAAAGCGGCTCCTGTTACAGTAATGTCTGCAGCTTCTTCGTTTCCATCAGTAACATTAGCAAAGTCAACTGTAGCTGATCCTGCCAATACTCTGCCAGAAGGATGATTAGCAAACCAATATTTGTTAGCCATAATCTACTCCTTTCCTTAAGATTGTTTTTTAATTACCAAACAATACGCTGTTGCAGCACCTAAATCTACTGCACCACCAGTGTTGTTTGCTAAAATTAAAGTAACAGTATCAGCAGCCGTTACTGCGCCACTTAAAACTAAGTCAGCTACATCAATGCTAAGACTAGATAACACAAAATCACCCAAGGCAGCACCTTGTACAGTAATTTCTAATGCCTCTTCATCTCCATCAGCGATTGAACTAGCATCCCAAGCTTTATCTCCAGAAAGAGCGTTAGCAAAACTTTCCAGATTATCTCCATCTTTATTTTGTCCATATAAAGGTATTCCCATAATCTACTCCTTTCTTAAGATAGCGTCCATACAGCATGAGATTCAGGCATCTCCCACTGCATTCCAGCTTCAGTTAGAATCATATCTACTCTACGGTCGACTCCTGAGTTCTCTAAAGTTTGAACTCCTACGTAGACTGAAGTGTCTCTGTTTAAACCATTACCAACTAATGGACGATAAGAACAATGCTTCATATTGATTCCTAAAATACCAATATTTGTTCCATCTAAGTGAATATTTCTTACAACATTCATATCACCATATACTGTTGAAATAGTTGTAGTGTCTAAGCCAAGAACTTTTTTTCTGCCAGTTACAGCTAAATCAGCTCTAAAGTTAGATGAAATTTCCAAATTGTTTTGGAAGTATCCACCTAATTTATGCAACCAATTATAAACTGCAGTAGAACAGAAGAAAACATTAGCTTTACTATTGTTATATCTTGGATCTAATAAATTAGAAAGATCGTTTAAGAAATCATCAGCTGTTTTTGTTCCAAGAGCCATGCTAAAAGTATTTCCATAAGTAGAAATCCAATCTACAGCACCTTGAGTATAGTTTACACTATCAACTGAACTTTGAGAACCAAATAATAAAGATTGCTCAATATCATATTTGTGCTCAATTAACTTTTCTTTCCAGATTCTTGCCCATTCATTTGCTTCATACTTAAGAACTGTTGCTCTTGCAGTATTTGTCATAGCACATGAAGTTTTCCAAATCTGAGTTTGACCTTGCCCTGTTGAGTAAGGTTGATCTTTCCAAGTTTCTGGATAACCAGAACCTTCTTCAAACGCAGAACCAACAACGTAACATCTTGATGCTTCAAGACCTGCACCAGCAGAAGCTCCTGCAACAGATGTTGTAGCTGTAACATCACCAACAGGTGCATTAACACCTAAAGGTCCAGCGAAATAATCATCACCAGCTGTTTTAGCTTTAACAACAGTTGCTTTTAATATTGCAGCTTCACCATGTGTGTGAGCTGTTGGAGGTGAAGTTGATTCATCTTGCAAACTTACTGAGTCAACTTTTATTACTGCGTATGAACCCATAGCGCCCGCAGCTGATGCTGCAAATGGAATTTTAACTAATTGACCAGGAATAAAGAACGAAGGTTGTGTTCCATTATCTCCTAATACAACGTCAGTATTTGTATTTCCATAAATACTTGCTATGTTTCCAGAATTAAGGTAATCGCTTACCATTTTTACATATACTGTATTTCCAGTGCTTTCATATGTATCGTATTGAGTAGTAGCATTAGTGCTTTGATCTTCTACCCAAGTTGCGTTATCATTTGAAAATGCTGAAGGATACGCATATCTTTTATGCCACGAAGGTCTCTTCTCTGTGAATTTAAAACTTGGATCATCAGTTGGCTTTTTAGATACTTTACTTACAAATCTAAAAAACGGGTCTTGAGCTATTGAAAGCTCAGAAACTCTATCACCAAAGTTATATTTTCTACGAAGATCACCTGTGTCAAGACCAGTACCATATCGAGTATCACCAGAACTAGCGCCAGGACTCGAATTGGTATCTGAGTATGTCTCTAAATTAAATATATCAGACATTTGACCATCTCCTTTTAACCATCACTCAACTGCACTTAATGTGCCTTCGGTCAGGTTGGTTATTATTAATTAAGTTCGGAAGATGATCTATCGAAGCATCTACCCGAACAAGTTATCTACATCTTCATCAAGGCCTAGCATATTGTCAAACAATTGATTGTCTGGCGATTTTTGCGAGTTGCCTTGATTATTAGAGTCAGAAGCACTTGTCGGAATGTTTCGTACATTTTGCATTTGTCCAAGCATATCTTTTTTAGTATTGTTAGCAATGTTTCTAGCTTGCATATCTCTATTAATTAAATAATATGCATCATCAAGAGTCATAGGCTTAGCAGCTGCAGCTTTTTTAAACATTTCGAATTTTTCATCAGACATTTTATGTTTCTTTTTGAATTCTTCTTCTTGTTTTTTATACAAAAACTGAGCTTGCATTTTCTTAGCATTGTCTTTTTCTCTAGACATCATTTGATTAACTCTACCTTGAACAATTTGATCTATGTGAGCATTTTGAACTTTTGCTGATGCTGATTCAGGATTTTTCATCGCTTCTTCTGCATCAAATTCAAAATCTTCAGGAAGATTCAATTGATCTTTTATGCCTTGCTGTGGTTGTCCACCACCTTGCAAATAGTTACGAACATGTTCAACAAGACCACTGTCTCGTTTCATCGCTTCGAGAACTGGAACAAAAGGTTTCAAGTCTTTAAGCTCATCGTTAATACGAACAGCTTCTCTGCTTGAATCCTTGTACCTCTGTTTATAAGGATTGCTCTCGTCATCCCAGTTAACCGAAGTGCCAGTAGATGTATTTTGGGTTACCTGTTCAGGGCCAACATCTTGTTGGGTTACTTCTGGTGTTTGTCTAACTTCCCCGTCTGTTTGCATTCCATTTACGGAATCCTCTAGTTCAGAAAAGAAATCGCCTGAGTCAAAAACAGCTTCTTCAGCACTTGCTTCATTAGCTGGAATTGAGTTACCTGCTTGTTCTTCTGTCATTATTTCTCCTTTTTTTTAAGAAATCTGTGCCTAATCTAATCAGTTTCATCTGTATTAGTCAAGTCTTTTATTAAATTATCTGCTTCCATTTTAATTCTTTGTTTTTGAAGGTTTGCATTATCCATAAACATTTTCTGAGCTAATTTTTGTTTAGCTTCTGTTTCTAAATACTGCTTTTCAAGATTTGAATTAACCTGACCTTTCTTTTTAGCTAGTTCAACTTCAGCTTGATTTACTTTATCTTTAATACCTGCTTGAACTAATTGTCTTTCTAATGTTTCAATAGTTCCAGATTGTTTTTTCAGCTGACTTTCCATACTTTGAACTTGTCCTTGCAATTGAGAGTATATACTTTTTCTCTTAGCAATTTGCTCTTTATTCCTTAAGTCTGTTTCTGCCAATACAGCTATATCATCAACAATTCCCATTTGCATCATTTCTTTTAATTCTGATATATATGCCCATCTATTTATTGGCATTGTAGATCCTGCTATAATTCTAACATCAAATTTAGCAGCACCATAATCTTTAATTTTTCCTACAGCTTCACCTAAGTCATTGTAAATAGGAATATTAATTTCAACTTGTCTTTGTTCTTGCAATGCACTTGGCTGAACAATTCTAAATGTTTTTTGTGCTGTGTATACAGATTGAGTAAATTGCTTTATAACAATACCCATCTGTTTTAATGCAGGTTCTAAAGCATTTTGCATCCATTGTTTTATTCTTCTAGTTCCGTATTCATCCATAGCAAGCATACCTCTATATGTTTCATGTTGAGAACCAGTGTCTCCCATCATAGAAGAATATATTCCTGCTAAATATTCCATATCTTGTTTTGAATTTTGAACTATATTAAAAAATGCGCTATTTAAAGGAGCAGGTTGTATAGCTTGTGGAGATTCAGAACCTGGTCTTACAGGTAATAATGCTCCAGG